TTAGAAAATGCTTTTTATAACCATGAAATAGCTGATAAAGATTATGTGGTTGAATATGAAAAGATAAAAGCAAAAATCCAATTATTAGAATGACAAATCCACAAAAGCGTAAAGGTGATAAGGCAGAACATGAAGCAGCAAGATTGCTTACAAATGTTACTGGTTTCAAATGCCAAAGAAATCTTAGTGCAGGAATACCAGGAGATGTAGGAGATATCTACGGCATACCTAACTGCGTGATACAGGTTTGTGATTGGCAAGATAAATCAAAAGCCTGTCTTGTTAAGCCTAGAGAAGTAGAAACACAAAGAGAAAATGCAA